CAAAGTTGTAATAAATCATCTACTGATAACTTCTCTTCTCCACCTATTTCTGGGAATCTCTTCAATACTGTTTTAATTCCACATCCATAAACACCAGGAATATTATCTGATTTATCTCCATCCAATACTCTATATAATAAAAGGTTCTTTGATTCAATACCAAATTCTTCTTTTACCATTTTTGTATTATACATTTTCTTTTTGGTAGGTGACCAAACGATAGTTGTATCATCAATCAGTTGAAGGAAATCCTTATCTGTTGACATGATTACCGCCTGTTCATCTTCCTTTAAAAGAGTAGTAGATATATAAGCCATGATATCATCAGCTTCTACACCATCATATATCATAGTTGTCAGAGGTAACCCATCTAACATTTCGTTTAACCAAACGAATTGTCTTTTCATAGATTCTCTCTCATCCTCATCGTTCATCAAATCTTTATATTGTCTATTGACTCTAAGTTTATTTGAATCTCTCTGAGCTTTATACCCACTAAATTTCTTTTTACGTGAAGTTGAACCACCTTTTCCATCGAACACTACAACAACACGAGTCGGTTGAGTCTGTCTAATGGCATAACCAATAGATTTCAATACTCCGGTTGTACCACCTACGTGGTCTCCATCTTCATTCATAGTTGGTATTGATGACCAACATCTGATGAATGTATTTAACCCGTCAATAATTAAAACACGCGAATTCTTGTGTCTATTGACATTTTGGGTTCTATCAGTTTCAACCGAATCTAAAATGTTCTTGTATAGTTCTTTCATTTATAAAACTTGTTGAGTTGGTGGAAAGTATTTTTCTAGTGTAGCTATTCTATCATCTGCATCTACTAACATCAACAGAGCATCCTCTGCATTTTTGTAGAAATCTTCAGTAGAATGGTCTCCAATACCAACTGCTTTATTATCTAATAAATCGAGAGATAATAGTGCTTTAGCTTTATCAGATTCCGCACTTGATCTCAACATTTTAATTAATTTACTCATATTTATTTATTTTTATTCGCCTATACCAGCACCATGTGTATCTATTTGCATATTTTCAATATCAAGAGTATCACCTTTATATTGTAAGATTGTTTCTTCACATATCTTTTTATAAATTTGTTCTCTTAATTCATGCTTTTCTCCCATCATTACGATGAAATCTTTAGATTGAAATTTTATTTCCTCACCTGTGTCAGTATCAACATATGTGTACCAAGCACCAGCTTGTTTTAACATATTATTCTCTTTCATTACTCCTAACCACGAACCGTAGTTATCAATTCCTCTATCAAAGTAAATTTCAAAATCAGCCGCCCTTAATGGTGGGCCCATTCTGTTTTTTACTACTTGACAACGAACTTTCATTCCAACCACCTTATCCTTACTATTTACCTTCATTTTGATTTGCCCCATATTCTTTAACCTTAATCTTACAGAAGAGTGAAAAGCAAGAGCTTTACCACCACTTGTAGTCCAAGGGTCTCCGAACATAGCGTTCATCTTTTGTCTAAGTTGGTTTGTGAACACCAATGAGATTTTCTGTCTACCAATCATATTGGTAATCTTTCTCATTGCTTTAGAGATAATAATAGCCTTATCTGTAGCATATCCATCTTTCTTATAATCAGAAGCCAACTCATTAGTTGTGGAGGCTGCTGCTACTGAATCTACTACAATAGTAACTAATTTATCCTTTGATGTTTCTCTTACCTTTTCAATGATAGTTTCTGTGAAATCAAAGATTTGTTCAACCGAATCTGCTGATACATAAAGTAATTTAGAAACGTCTACACCGATTGCTTCTAAAAAATCTCTACTTACTGCGGTTTCTGTATCAATAAGAACAGCAACACCACCTTGCTTTTGTGTTTCCGCAAGGAGGTGGGCCGATACTAATGATTTTCCTGATTGTTCTAATCCTGTTATTTCAGTTATTCTACCAACTGGTAATCCACCATAAGGACGATTTGAAATTGCAACATCTAACATAGCACATCCTGTGGATATCCACCCATCTACATTTGTAGGAGCTTCATTTTCATTTAAGAAAAATGCTACTTTTTGGTCTTTGGATTGTTTATTCAGTTCACCCGCTAAGATGTCTGCCAAATCCAGTTCTTTTTTCTTTTTCGCCATTAAGTTGGTTTTTATTTGTTAAACAAGTCATCAAAAGCAGCTGCTACATCATCAGTTTTCTGAGGAGCGTTAATTTCTACCTTTGGTTTGGTTGGAGTTGGTTTAGTAGCTAATCTTTCTTGTGCTACTGATTTTTCACCTTCACCACTTGGATTTAACCATCCTTCTAATACTGATTTCAATTCATCGTAAGATAACTCTGAATATAAGTCTGTAATTTCAGTTTGATTATTTAATAATCCTTCAATCTTTGATTCATCTTCCGTAATTGGAGATGTACTTGGTTTAACTCTAATAGTAGTAGTTGGATAACTCGTACCAGCTTCTTCAGCTGATTTATATTCGATTGTTAAATCTCTACCACTTGTTGGATCTGTGATATCACCATAATCTGGGTCAGCAATGTATCCAAGAATTTCTTGATATACTGTTTTACCGAATCCCCAAAAACGGATTCCTTCACCTTCTTCACCTCTTACAATAACAGGTACGAAAGTTCTCAACTTAGGCTCCATAGCCTTAGCTGCTTTCCAATCTTCCTTATCTCCCATTCTTTTTAGTTTATCTGCAAACTCTACAATAGGATCTGGCCTACCATATGATTGTGGTGATAAATAAGTTTTGTTATTAATGTTGTAGTGAAAATACAATTCGATGAAAGGATTATCCTTGTCGAATTGGTAAGGAGCGATTCTAACTGTATGTTTACCAGGTGTTGGTTTCCATAGATTGTCAGATTTCCTTTGTGTGTTTTGTAGTTTGCTCAGTCTACCTCTGATTGCGTTAATGTCTAAAGCCATGATTTTTACTTTTTAGTGTTAATTATTAATTGTTTAAGTTTAATTTTGAGTGTAAACTAACAACACTCGGTGTATATATAAGTATAAGATTTACCGATTTTCTTACACTTTTTTTGTTAAAGTTGTTAACTATTTTGCCCACTTTCCAGAGGAAACCAATTGTGCAATTATACCATAAACTGATAAGTCTTGAAACGTATCTTCACACGATTCTCCGATGTTATCTTGTTTACCTAAAACTACCAATTGTTTCAACCTTTGTATTTTATCATTCATTCTGAACCAAAGACCTGTAAGAGAAACTTTCTTTTCTTGTTCGGTTTCTAAATTAGAACCAACCGAAATATTATCAGGTCCGTAATTTGATTGTTTCAAACAAAATAATTCATATTGAGTGAACATTATTCTTTTGAATTCAGCCGTCATTTCAGGCCATTGTTTTTCCATTTCCTCAACCACTTCTGGATTATCATATGAGATAACCTCATCATATTGAGGTTTCTTTATTATTGGAGTGAATTTGTGATTTTTTGATTTTGTACTTAGTACTGATTTTTTTGTCATGTAACTTTTATTTGGGTTATACTTTATTTATTTATACAAATATACGAAAAGATTTTCATATATCCAAGTCTTTTTTACTTCTTTTTCTTATTTTGAATTTTTTCTAACTCCAAATCAACTTTGTTTTGATAATAATCTTCAACAGATGGCCATCTCCAACCTTTCTTAGTTAAATCAACTAAACCACCTTTCACATCATTTAATCTTCTCTGAGAAGATTTATTAACATCACTTTTCCATGTTTTAAAATGTTCATAGTTTGTTTCTGATATCTCACAACTAACTCCCCATATATGAGTACAACCTCTAGTTTTCATATCATATAAGAAAAGTTGTTTAATATCATTTAGATTGAAATCATCTTTTTTCATTTCGATAATAATTTCAGTATCCTCAGTTAATCCACTCAATGATTTTGGATATCGTACAACTATATCAATTCTACTAGCCTTACCTTTCCATTCTTCCATTACCACCAAATCAAATCTTTCTTCAGGTGTTAATTCATTCATCCAAGCAATTCCTAATTGTTTTCTGTGTTCATCCGCTTCATCTACAAAAATATGTTTACCATACTTTGAATGTATGATAACATCAATAACAAAATGTTGTTTAGCTCTTTCTTTAGAACCATCTACTTTATATGTGTTTTCAATAATTGGTTGAAGTTTCTTTAAAACTGCATCATTGAATCCTTTAACAAATCCATCATATTTATCAGTAGATGAGTAGAAGTTTCTTAAATCATCCTTTTCTACTTCAACTTCCATCATCACATGATTTAAATTTATCTTACCAGTTAAATTTCGTAATGGAACTCTACCTAATAACTGACCTCTTCCACCTTTCATGTAAATGAAACACCAAGGTTGGTCTTTAACTTCACCAAGATTCATAAACATCTTGTTTCTCGCTGTTACAATCTTACCTACTGATTTAATATCAAATTTAGATTGTTTTGAAACTGCTTTATGTGTTGAAGGTGAATGAATCAATACCTTTTCAATCGGAGTTTTTTTCTTATCAAAAAGTGTTCTATATTTAGGGATGGGTACACCACTTTCATTTTCAGTTTCCCATTGTAACTTATATGCTTCGATTGGTTTGGAAAGTTCTTTATTTAATTCATCAGAAAATCCACTTACTTCGAAGTTATGTACACAACCCTTACGAATCGCGGCTGCATCATATAACCCAATCATTATTCTTAATGTTTTAATTTTATCCTCTACTAATGTATTTCCATCTGAGAAATATAATGTTTGTTTAAATTTGAACTTTTCATCTTCATCATGGATTTCTTTGTATCTACGTCCATCTTTTATGTTGGTTACATCCCATTCATTACCTTCTGTTCTGGCCATTAGTTTAAAATCGTTTGTATGAACACTAATCTCACCAGTTCCAAACCCAAACATACTTCCACCATTTTTTCTAGTTTTAATCGTATTAATGTTAAAACTCTTATCTGAAGGTTTTTTTTGAGTAAAATTAACAACAACAGTACTCATATCTATTAACTCACCATCTTGTAGTACCTCTAAAAATACTTGGCCGTTATCTTGTTTTACTAATCTCCATTCTACATACTTAACGAGTTCTGGAAAATTGGTAATTATTTCATACCAACTCTTTTCCCATTCATCACCCATTTGTTTTGTAATCTCTGCAGATAAAGCGAGTCTTTCAGCTGCTGATGGTGCGTTTATTGGAATATCTGGAATCAATTCAACTCCGATTTCTTCTGCTTTTTGAAGTACACTTTTATCACGCCTCATATTACGAGGGGCGATAACTTGAGGTATTTCTTCTTTTAAATTTAATTCTTGCATTTATTTAATATTTAATATTTATTATATTCTAATATACGAAAAGATTTTCATATATCCTAGTCTTTTTTTATTTTTTTTTAAAAATTTCCTTCTGCTACTTGAAAACAAGTTAATCCGTTTCTTCTCCACATATCAACAACGTTGTTTCTATCATCAAATACAGCGAAGATATCTTTGTTTGGAAATAAGGTATCTAAC